CAGGCGCGGCAGTCTACCAGCCCGGCGGAATACAAAATCCTCCACAAGGCGATGATGTATGACCGCGCGCAGAAGGCCGCAAAGGAGGCCGAGGCGAAAGCCAAGAAGGCCGTCGAGCAGCCGACCCGCGTGATGAAGCCCGGCAAATCGAGCAAGCCCGATGGAAAGAAAGTAGCAATGGACAAGCTCCGCGCGACAGGTGATCTGGACGACGCGGCTGCCGCCTTTATGACCACTTTCTAATCCGACCAACAACCTTTCAAGACAGGAAGAATTAGGACACCATGTCCTTCTCAGTCATGTCCTCCTACGATCAGGTGGGCGTAGTTGAAGACGTTTCCGACATCATCACCAACATCTCGCCGATCAAGACGCCGTTCCAGGCTGTGCTTGGGAGCGAGAGCATTCACCAGCGGACGCATGAGTGGCAGGAAGATAGCCTGATCGCCGCGAGTGCCACCAACGCGGCCGTCGAAGGCGCCGACGCACCGACTGCGGTGCAGAACGCGACCGTCATGCGGAGCAACACCACGCAGATTCTGACGAAGACTGCGAAGGTGACCGGCACTGCCGACGTGACCAAGACCTATGGTCGCGACAAGGAAATGGCCTACCAGCTCGGTATGCGTTCGGCCGAACTGAAGCGTGACCTTGAGGCGTCTATGGTCGGCGTCAATCAGGCCGCGACTGTCGGCTCGGATGGCGTGGCCCGCAAGATGGCGAGCTACGGCGGGATGATCGACTCCAGCGTGGACTGGGTTGTGAACGGCGCGAACAACGGCGCGTTCAACGGCGCCACCACCACGCCCGCGGCCCTCTACGAGGATGCGGTGTTGCAGACTGCCCAGCAGCTCTACATCGACGGTGCTGATCCCAGCATCCTGATGGTCAAGCCGGCCGACAAGGTCATCGTGTCGAGCTGGAAGGCCGGTGGAAAGGTCTCTCGCACCCTGTATGTCGACAACGGGGACAAGCGCATCTCCAACACGGTCGACGTGTATGAGAGCGACTTCGGCGATCTGAAGGTGGTGATGAACCGCTTCCAGCTCACCAGCGTCGCGATGATCTTCGAGCCCGGTATGTGGAAGAAGCTCGTTCTCCGCAACTGGTTCCGCAAGACCCTCTCGGTGACCGGCGACAGCACGAACGTGCAAATCCTCGGTGAGTTCTCGCTGAAGCACCGGAACTTCAAGGCTTCCGGCATCATCTCGAACCTCACCTAATCGACGCTTGGGGGCGCCTTCGGGCGCCTCCTCGTCTTCCCTTCAGGACACCCATGACTGAATTTCTGCGCCCCGGCGCGTCCCATGACGTGACGTTTACCACTACGTCTGCACAGTCTGCGGCGATCGGCGGGACCATCACGAAGGTGCGGCTGGTGGCGACCGCAGCGTGCTACGTGGCATTTGGCGCGAACCCAACCGCGGTGAAGCCGGGCAGCACTCGCTTGGCCCCCAACTTCCCCGAAGTCTTCTTGGTGCGCCCCGGCGAGAAGGTCGCCGTCGTGCAGGACAGCGCGGGCGGCACCCTCACAGTGACCGAGATGACCCGATGACGATTGGCCTCTACGACGCCGAGACGACCTTCGGCCAGAACTGCGATGGCGTCTTCGAGCACCACACCCAGGTCATCACCGACGACCTGATGGACGAACTGAAGTCGGAGCGCCTCGCACGATCAGCCGTGCAGAAGGCAGGCTCCTTCAACCGCGTTGCGTCGCTGCCAGCGTTCGTCTTCGAGCTGTGGCTGCGCCAAGGCTTCGATCCGTGGCGTATGTCGGCGAAAGAGATCGTCGCGAAACTGAACGCTGACGACCTCGGCGCCTTCGTTACCGCGCGTTCCGTCTAAACGAACCTGCGGTCTTGGAGACCACATTGTCCTACAACACCATGAAGGCCGACTTTCTGGCCATCCTCGACCGCGACGATTGCACCGACGCGCAGGCGGACGTTTTCATGCAGCAGGGTATGTCTCGCATCCAGCGGGACTGCCGGCTGCCGTCGATGGAACGCGCGCAACTGATCACGCCGACCAGCGTGCCTATGTCGCAGTTCCCGGTCCCGCCCGATCTCATCCAGATCATCGACGTGCTCGTGCCGAAGGAGGCCAGCACCACGGGGCAGATGCGTGCGCTGAAGCACGTCGCCTATCGCAAGCTGATGGAATACGACAACACCGACATCCCTCGGGCTTACGCGCGGTTCCAAACGCAAGTCTATCTCGCGGGCGCGGTGACGGTCGGCACCCAGATTCAGTTCCTCTACTACGGCAATTTCAGCCCCTTCGCGACCGCTGACAGTGACAACGAGCTGTCCGCTAGCACCCCCGACCTCGCCATCTACGCAGCCCTCTCCTACGCGGGCGACTACTTCGAGCATCCGCTCGCGGCTCAATGGGAGGCTCGCTACCAAGCCATCAAGGCTGAAGTGCAGGCAATGGCGATCGACCTCGAAACCGAGGGCGGCATTCAAGTTGTGCAGCCCATTTACCAGATTGATTGCGACGATTGAGCGGCACCATCAACTGCCCTGCGGGGTTCTTTCAGAATGACTCGGTGACGCCGGCCACAATCGGCGATCTCCAATCGGCCGTGAACTCGGCCACAACCAGCATCAACAACGCCGCCACGAGTGCCACCAACGCGGCCGCAAGCGCAACTGCTGCGGCGAACAGCGCCACGGCAGCGGCAGCGTCGGCCAACAGCGCCAGCTCGTCTCAGACAGCGGCATCCAGCAGCGCCAGTAGCGCATCCGCATCGGCAGCGACCGCGACCACGCAGGCATCCAACGCCAGCACGTCGGCCACCAACGCGGCCAACAGCGCCACCACGGCAACCACCGAGGCTGGCACGGCGACCACGCAAGCCGGCAACGCCAGCACGTCGGCTACCAATGCGGCCAACAGCGCCTCGGCGGCAGCTACCAGCGCGACCAACGCAGCCACGAGCGAGACCAACGCGGCGAATAGTGCCGCTTCGATGACCAACGGCACGGCCAATGCGGTCGTCGCCTCCCTCACCAACGGTGGCTCGGGCGGCCCTACGTGGACTGTAGGGACCGGAGCGCCCTCCGCAACGACCCCTCGCGGCTCCTTGTTCTCCCGCACAGACGGCGCCGTTGGAACGACCCTCTACGTCTCCCAAGGAGGCGGCACATGGAACGCCGTCGCAGGCGTGTAAGGACATGACCGAATTTGAGCAGGATGTAATTGAGCGGCTCACCCGCATCGAGACGCACGTAGAACCCATCGCGGACCACGAGAAGCGCATTCGCAGCGTTGAGGGCCGCCTCGGGTTCCTCTCGGGAGCCATCGGTTTGATGGCCCCGGTCCTCGGGTGGTTCGGGCTCCACGTTTCCCTCCACTGATAGGCATACCGTGAAAGACAAGTTGAAGGCTCTTGGCGCGTGGCTACTCGCCCGCGCGCAGGAGAAGACTACCTGGACCGGCGTGGTCATCGTCGTTACCGCCGTCCTCGGCCACCAGCTCTCCAACGAGTGGGTCGACGCCATCTCCTGGGCCGGCCCCTTCATTGGCGGCGCCCTCGCTGCCTACGAGGAGAAGCCGTCCTCGTGATCTCCGCACTACTCAGCCCCCTGGCTCTCAAGCTAGGGGGTATTTTGGCTGGCGTCTTCGGCCTCCTCGGGCTCCTGTTCAAGGTCCGCCAAGGTGGCGTTCAGGCGCAGCAGCTCACCGACATCAAGATGAACCTCAAGCGCGTGGAGGTAGCGAATGCTGCGCTCAATGACGTTGCTCGCCTGTCTGACGCTTCCGTTGATCAGCGGCTGCGCGGGCAGTTCTCCCGCGACTGACGGAGCCTGCACCTGGGCGCACCCGGTGACCGTCTCGAAGGCTGACCAGCTCACGCCCGAGACCGAGCGGGAAATCCTCGCTCTCGATCTCAGCATACAGGCAAACTGCGGACATAGGTAATGCTGACCGCCATAATACAGGCCATTCTAGCGTATCTACGCTCAGGAGCCTCTAGGAAGCCCGTAGGCGGCGTGGAGCCTTCCGCGGCCACCACCCTACCGGCACCCTCACCAGACGCCGCCCACGACTCTCCTACGAGGTCCGTTGCGGACCTTACTGCCCAATTCGAGGGTTTCTCGGCCCGACCCTACCAGGACCCCGGCAATGGCACCTGGACGATCGGCTACGGGTCCACTCACGACAGTTGGGGGAAGCCCGTCACCGCCGAGACACCACCTGTCACTACCGCCGAGGGGCGACTGCTCCTCGCACGGGACCTGGAGAGCGCGAGCCACGAGCTGACAGCGGACGTGAAGGTGATCCTCACGGAGAACCAGCAGGAGGCCCTGGAGGACTTCATCTACAACGTCGGCAGCGGCAACTTCCGCAGCTCCACTCTGTTACACAAGCTGAACGCTGGTGACTACGCTGGCGCAGCCGCTGAGTTCGACAAGTGGGACCACGCGGGCGGCAAGGTGCTTGCGGGGCTCCTGAAGCGGCGTGAGGCCGAGCGCAAGCTGTTCGAGGCCGCATGATGATCCCCCTCCTGGTGGCCCTCATGGGGGCCTTGGGGAGGCGTGCAGCAGGCGGTGGGTTCCAAGATGCCACCGGCATCAACCTCGGTGACTTCCCGACACGCGCCTTCTTCGGCCTGACGATCGCCCTCGCCGCGTGGCTCGGTGGCGTTGTGTGGTGGCAGGCGTTGCTTGCCGCCCTCACCGTGTTCCTCGGCTGCTCGTTTCCCGTCAACGTCCACATCCCCTTCCTCGGAGACTTCGGCGGCATTCATTTCGCCGACTCCGATCCCCTTCCCTTCTGGCGCCGGGCGATCGGGCTCGGCCTGCATTGCGTCGTGAACTTCGCGGGCGTCATCGCTGGCGCCGCCTTCCTTGGCCTCGACTGGCTCGGCGTCGTGCTGGGCTCCCTGGCTGCCATCCCCTGCTACGCACTGGCGTGGCGCCTCACAGGCGACGCTGGGCTGGCCTGGATGCCTCCCGCGCTCCGTGATGGCCGCGATTGGGGCGAGCTGTTCTGGGGCGCTGCTGTTGCCCTCAGCGTCTACCTATCCGCGTAACACGTATCGGCATACACTAGGATCAACGACCGCATGGCTACCCTTTATGTCTCCCCCACTGGTTCAGATACGAATAGCGGCACACAGGCTTCTCCACTCCTCACGATCGACAAGGCCGCGACCCTAGCGACGGCGGGGACTACAGTTCACGTTGCTCCCGGCACCTACTCAGGCGGCTTCACAACATCAACGAGCGGCACCAGCTCGGCTCCCATTGCCTATGTCTCCGATACGCCATTAGGGGCGAAAATCGTCGGGGCGGGGCACGCCAGCGCGTCTAATGCGGCGGCCTGGGAACAGCGTGGCGACTACGTCACTGTCACCGGCTTTGAGATTGATGGGAGTGGAAGTCAGGCCACCACTTGGGCCTTTGGCTTCTACAACGGCGGCTCGCACGTAACGGTCCAGGGCTGCAAGGTCCACGACGTTATGACGGACCCTACCGCCTACGCCACGTTGACAGCGGGCGGTAACGGCGGCGCCGGCATTATGATGGACAGTTTCTACGGGGGCGTCGACGGCAACGTATTAGCCAATCTCGTCTACAACATTGGCCCCGCAGGAACGACCAGCAATCTAGTCCACGGCATCTACCAGACTGAAGCTGGCAACGTCGAAAACAACGTCGTGCATGATGTGGTCGGAGACGGACTCTCGTCTTGGCACAATGCCCAGAACATCCACTTCATCAACAACACAGTAGACCATGTCGGGGCCGTCGGCATCGACGTTGGCTCCAATGGCACCGGGACTGGCGGTGGGTTTGTAGTCAGCAACAACATCCTCACCAATGTGAAGTATGGCATCTACGAGAACGGCACCACCCAGCCCAACAACACCTACACCGACAATCTGATCTTCAATCTCACTGGTGGTGGGGTGGCGCTACATCTTCAGAATGGCTTGGTGGCGGTCGGCACCCTCACTAGTGATCCTCAGTTCGTTAATGCCGCCAATCACGATTATCGCTTGCGGGCTACGTCCCCCGCGATTGGTCACGGCACCACGACGGATATGCCGGCTACAGATTTTGCCGGGAACTCTCGGAGTGGCAGTAGTGATCTTGGTGCCTACGAATATGTCGCACTAAACAACGGACAGGTCGTGATCAACCCGATCGCGAGCCAGCCTGTCAATCAATCCTTTACCATCAGCGGCACCTTCTCAGACGGCCCGTCATTTGACTATCAGGACGACAACGGCGCCGTCGTGCCGTTTCCAGCCGGCGCCACACAGCCGCCCACGCCCGCTGAGAACTGGTCCTTCACGCACCCCGGCTTCGCTACTGCCGGCAACCATACGATCGTCGTGAACGAAGCCACCACAGGCGCTTCAGCGTCCATCGTGGTGAACGTGATCGCCTCCTCGGAGAGCCCCAACGGCACCCGTCTGGTGGACACGACTGGCTCGATCACCGACACCACGCCGCACGTCTTCACGCTCGTAGCTACAACCCCAATCGGTGGTGGCTCCTACACCCCGCCCGGCCCCTACATCCCGAGTGGTGCCACCGTGGTCAACGTCCATCCGAACCTTGCGGCGTGGGCGGCAGGCAACTTCACGCTCGGTCAGCGGTGCTCCAATGGTGGACAAGCCTACCAATGCACCGGCCCCGGCAACTCCACCGTGGCGCCTATTGGGAATGGTGCCATCATCAACAGCGGCACGGCCACCTTCAAGTGGCTCAGTGCGATCGACTACACGACTGAGCAGGCGTTCTGCGACACGATCAACAACACCACGCTGAACAACAGCTACGCGGTGGTGAGTTGGGGTGGCGAGCGCACCAGCGCGAGCAACTATTTCGTCAACCTGTTTGGAATCAACGCCAACGGCCACGAGATCAGCTTCACGGTTGCTCAGGGCGACAGCATTCGGGATTACCCGAACAGCCCTCTGGCGTATAACCCGAACCTCGTCAGCTACAAGACACCCACGATCTCGAACATCGGCTCCGGTGCATATTGGGCCTTCTACACCTGTGCCAACGTCACCATTGACGGCTGGCAGTTCCAGAACCTCAACAGCAACGATGTGTGTGAAGTCCTCGGCTTCGGTCAGGCTGGTGCGCGTGTCCAGAACTGCCTGATCGACGCTTACGCACAGCCACACGACACCGAGATCATTTACTTCGGGATGACGGGCGATGCCCACATCCTCAACACCACGATCATCGACCACCAGACCGGAGCGGGCGCGGACGGCGCGGGCGTCGAGAGCGTCAAGTATGATCTGAATGCCACCGGCACGGTGGTGAACTGCACCTTCGTCTGCCAAGGCGGAAGCGCCTACTACGCCATCAAGAACCTGAACAACGCGAACACCGTCCAGGTCAAGAACAGCGTCTTCACTGGCTATGGCATCCCGCTCCTGTCGCAGAACGGGGCGAACTCCATCGTGCCCGATCACTGTGTCACCGACGTGTCCACCTTCACGGGCGCCGGCAACACCGCTGATGGAACCACCTCACTGTTCGGCAAGTCCGCTGCCAGCCTGTTCGTCAATCCGACGAGCGACCTTCGGCTGAAGTCTGGTTCTCCCGCTATCGGTGCATCGTCCACGGACACCACCGACATCCCCGACAGCACTGACCTGTTCGGTCAGGCCCGTGGCACGACTTGGGACGCAGGCGCGGTTCAGTTCAACACCGCGAGCGGCTCGGGCAATGGTGCTCCGTTCAAGATCGCCATCGACGGCACCACAGACGACGTCACTCAGAACGTCGATCTGTGCGTCTATTGGCACCCTGACTTCCTCCAGCGGAACTCGACGCCCAACTGGTATTCCTATCTGGGCACACCGGGGAACTGGCAGCAGCTCGCGGTATCCGCAAGCGGCACCGAACTCACCAGCGCCACCGGCCTGATCCTGACCAGCAATCAGCAAGTCGTCACGCTCACCGCGGCGCACGGTCAGATCATGGTCAATGGCCAGCTCGACACGGTCACGAACGATGTCGTGGATGCGCTGACCTACAACGGCCAGCTCTATCATGAGAACGGCTCGGGCAACTGGTATGTCGGCGGCTTCGAGAACTGGACACAGACGAGCGGTGATCCCCGGACTTCGCCGCCACCAGCTACCGGCAATTTCGTCACACGGGGCGCCTCGATCCTCGATCCCAACGGGAACCCCTTCATCATCAAGTCGATTGGCTTCTGGGAAGGCTACAGCAACCCCGGCTGGTTCGCTGGGATGGTCTACATGAGCTGGCAGGACAACCTGACGGCCATGAAGGCGTTGGGCTTCAACTGCTTGCGGCTGGGCTGCTACGTCACCGGCATCAACGCGGGTGGCTGGCCGATCAACTCGTCGATGATAAACACGAGCCCTGATCTGAACGGACTGAACACCCTTCAGTTCTACGACAAGATCATCGACTGGTGCGGGCAGAACGGAATGTATGTCATGGTGGACCTTCACTCCACCGTTGGCGGGATCAGCACCGGCTTCAGCAGCAACGGGCAGTTCAGCATATCCAACAACGGGAACAACTGGTCGGCCGATGGCATCACCGATCAGGACTACGTCAACGCTTGCACCGCGATCGGCACTCGCTGGGCAGGCAAGCCGGCGTTCCTTGCAGTGGATATGTGCAACGAGCCCTGGGGTGGCAACGGTTATACACTGTGGGACGGCGGAAGCGCCCTCAGCCTGCGGAATATGTATACGGTCGGGGGCAACGCGATCCATGCAGCAGTTACCGCGGCCGGCGCGAGCAACCCACTCCCGCTGATTGTCTGTCAGGGCAGCAGTAGCGAGTTCTGTTCTCCGTGTGGCAACAGCCCGGTGGTGCTGAATACGCCGAACAAGGTCGTCTACAACTATCACGTCTACCCGGCGCCTTGGAATGGTAACTTCTCTGCCGATAGTGGCACCGCTGCCATGAGCCAATGGAACCCCGCCTTTGGCTACCTCGTGGCCCAGGACATCGCACCCTTCATGTGCGGTGAGTTCGGCGGCACTGACACCGGAGCCTTCCCGAACGCGGCAGCCTACTGGTCAACTCTCGTGCCGTATCTGGCGGGCACTTCAGGCTACTCAGGTGCGCCGACCAAGCCGTGCCAGTGGAGCGCGTGGTCGTGGTCCCAGGCGGGCCAGAGCACGACCGATGTGGTTGGGGCATTCAATACGTCCAACCCCAGCGCCACTACTCTCAACTCGGCCGCCGGCTGTGCAAGTGGCTTGCAGACACTGATTGCGGTAGCACCGGTGTAACCATGAAGATCAAGGTCGGCTACGCTGACTACACGGTTCGGGGCATGTCCCCGATCCTCTCTGACGCGGACAGTTGCGAGGGGATGTGTAGGCCCGATACGCAGGACATCTACATCCGCACAGATCGGACACCACAGTCTCAGGCTTGCACTCTCGTGCATGAGATGATCCATGCGGCCTTCGACGCCTTCCAGCTTCCCAGAGAAGGGATGTCCGAGGAGGACGTGTGCCGCAAGCTGGAGATACCCCTCACGAACATCATTCGGGACAATCCGAAGCTGTTCGAGGCGCTGCGAAAGGCGCTCACTGAGGACAAGCCTATCGTGAAATGAAAAAACAGCCCCACCCATCGAGCCCTTTCGGGTCCGGTGAGTGGGGCTATTTTTGCTACGTCACATCCCATCCGGCAGGTGGGGATGCCCATACAGTGCGCTCGAAGCCCTTTGGGGCTGCCTTCTGCTGCACCGACAGGAATTGCCAGGGCACGACGCCCGGCTGCATGAACACGATCGGCTTGTCGTCCTTCACGAACTCGATCAGCTCGTTGTGCATTCCCTGGGAGGCCAGACTGTCGGGCAGCTCCAAGTAGATCAGGCCACACGCCGCATCCACAAACGGCTTGTCCACGCGGCGCCACAGATCGGGATCAACCTTGTCCATGTTGCCATGCACGGCGATCGGGTGGCTGTGGGCGATCGGGCAGAACACGTTCACGCCGGCCTTCATCAGCAGCGCGGCTTGCTCGCAGGCCACCCGGCAGGCGACCTCATGGCCGCCTGGAAAGTTCGTGTAGGGGGTTGCGAGATACCAGTAGCCGCCCATCACTCGCCTCCCTTCTTGCGCTTCTCCTCGGCGAGCTGGCACAGCGCCAACGCACGCCACGCGACCTTCACGTCATGCAGCTCACCGTCCTTATCGACGGTGCCCCGGTCCACCAGATGCCGCACAATGCAGTCGGCGTGGTCGCTCGACTTCTCACGGCTCCAATGAAGCGGCTGGCCGGGGTTGTGCTTGTCGTTCCCGATCTTGCTCAGCCGCGCCACCGCAGCGAGAGCGTCGGGGAAGTAGTCAAGCACGCCAGTCGCCATAGGCACGTCCTTGCGGGCGTCGCTGTCGGCGGTCAGGTGGGCGGTCTGGGGCTCCGGCGCGTAGTCGAACATATCGGAGTGCGGGTCATAGACGAGCCGCTGAGGCTTCGAGAACGTCTTCATGCAGCAGTTGGGGTAGTTGCCACAGAAGCTCCCGACGCACTTGCAGCTTCCACTGGTATGCGGATCGGTGTAGTCGGATGCCACAGAATGATCTCCTTCGTAGTCTTGTCGTAGTCCTCACGGCGCAGGATGCGAGCCACTCGGGCCTGCACGAGGGCGTCGTCTTCGGTCAGCTTCTTCGCCTTGAAGGCCGCGACGACGCGGGGCCACAGTTCCTCCAGCGTCGGCCACCGCACGCCCTTCACCACCCCGAGGATGTCCACGGCCTTTTTCGGGCCGATGCCTGGACAGCCCTTGTAGTTGTCGGTGCTGTCTCCGATCAGGGTCTGATACATCCAGTTGTAGTCCGCCATCGGCGGGGGGATGCGGATCGGGCCGACACCCTTCGTAGGATTGAACAGCCGCCCTGGGATGGTGTTGAAGTCCTTGTCGATGCTGACGATCACGGCTCTGTCGGCATACTTCGGCGTCGTCATCAGGATGCCGAGGATGTCGTCAGCTTCGAGCCCGCGGATCAGGTGGAAGGGGAACTTGTCCTTGATCGCTTGGACCGCAGCAGCGTGCGCAGGAGGCTTCGCGCCAGGGCGATTGGCCTTGTAGCTTGGCAGTAGGCGAGTGCGAAACTTATCACTGCTGGTAAATCCAACGACGACCTCCTTGGCATCGACGGCATCGGCCCACTCTTGGGCCAGCTTCACGGCCTCCTCAGCGGCAGCCTCGACGTTGACCTCAACGACCTTGCCGGTGTCCCCGAAGTCATAGACTGTCTGCATCCCGCAGGCCGCTCGGTAGGCGATGATGTCGCCGTCGAGGAGCGCGAGGGTCACGCAGGCTGGCCCATGCAAGCGTTCAGCGTCTGCTTCATGGTCTCCACCGCATCTGGCGACGGGATCAGCTTGTGAACCATGTCGAGCAGCACGTCTGGCGTCATCATGTGCGCCAGGGTGCTTAGGAACGCCGCGGCAAGTTGCACGTTGTCGAAGTTGACGACGGCGTGGCACGGCGGGTAGAGGATCGAGATGTCAGGCATTGGTCTGTGTGTCCAATCGGTTCTTGATGCGGTATGCGCCGTCGAGGTCACGACCGTGGTTGGTTGGATTGCCCGATCGACGTGCTGCTTCGATCAGCGCCTCGCGCTTCTCCAGCTCGCGACGCTTCGATGTATAGAGGGGGGACTTCTTGTCCCCCTTCGCACTGCTCACTTCAGCAGTCCCTCCAGCTTGGTGATCTTCGCGCGGGCGGCGTAGACCTTGTCGGCCTGCTGGCCGGCGTGCAGCAGCAGCGTGTTGACTTCCTCGCGGGCCTTCGTCTCAGCCGCAGACGCGCGAGCTTCGAGGGCCTTCAGTTCGTCCATGATGCGCGTGAGAGGCGACATCGCCTTCTCGACGGTGCCCACCAGCTTGTCCTCAGACGCAATCAACGAACGCTTGGCCCATGCGACGATTTGACTCAGCATCAGTGTGTCTCCGCCCAGCTCGCGCCGACCTTGAAGTCGCCAGCGAGGGGGCATCTCAGGTTGAAGTGTTCGCCGGCTGCGGTGATCGCACCGGCAAATTCGCGGCCATAGAGGTCCGCATGGTCGGGCATGACTTCCATCTGCACTTCGTCATGGACGTTCGCGCAGTAGGCCCAGAAGTCGCCTCGGGTTGGCCCATGCACGTAGTCGAAGATGCACAGGGCTTTCTTCATCACGATCGCACCGCCGCCTTGCAGCAGCGTGTTCAGTGCGGCGTGTTGTGCGCGGACGAACAGGTGCCGTCCGTCGAGGGCCACAAGGTAGCCGCGTGTCTTTGCGGTTTCCTTGACGGCGTCGATCAGCTTGTCGATGCCGACCATTGAGGTTGCCAAGGCAGCCCTCACACGCCAGCCGATCTTCCGCGGCTCAAGCCGTGGTGCCGGAAGGCCCTGCTCGCGCAGGTTCTCGATCACCGTGCGGCCCAGCTTGGGGTCCTGTGCCCCATAGATCAGGGCGTAGAGCAGCGTCTTCGCACCCTGCCGGTCGACCGCGTAGCCAATACGGTTGACGGCGTTCCGGTTGGCCGAGTGAACGTCGGTGCCGTCTTCCTTCCGCCCTTCGAGGAGCATCCGGCCGAACGCGCCGCCGTCGTAGCGGGCGAGGTAGTGTGCGAGCATTCGGGCTTCGAGGCCCTCCGCATCGCAGCCAACGAGTGACCATCCGTCACGCGGTACCCACAACTCGCGCATCCGGTGGTCGCCTGAGACTTGCGCCATGTTTGGCGCGAAGTGACTCATGCGGCCCGTGCAGGCCCCATTGGGGTTCACCGCCCCGTAGACACGTCCGTCTGGACGCACCAGCTTGAGCCAGCCGTTCTTGCCGTCCGAGAGCTGGCCCAGCATCTTCTGGAGCGTGAAGAACTCCACCAGTCGCTTGGCCTCGGGGAACGGCAGCGCGGCGAGCACGGCTTCATCCACCGTGGGATGGCCGTCCTTCCCGAACGCCTTGGGCTGCCAGCCGGCGAGGATCAGTCGGTCTGCTACTTGGAAGCGGGATGCGGGATTGAAGACTTGCAGCTCGACCTTCGTGAGCGGGCAACCTTTCACGTAGCCCATTGCCCGGTTGTCGCCCTTGGGGACGAAGTCTTCCTTCTCCTTGCGGACCCAACGCGGCGCGAACACATCGCGCAGAGCGATGGTCATGTCCGCGATCTGGCCACGCAGATCGGCCTCCAACGCCTCGGCCTTGCGCACATCGAGTCGGAACCCGTTGCGCTCCTGCGCTGCGATGGCGAACGCGGTGTCCATCTCCAGCGGGAAGGACTGGCCCCACGTCTCGACCACCTTGACCTTGTGATAGAGCGCGCGGCCGACGACGATGTCCTGGCGGGCGTAGGTGACCAGCTCGCGGTCGAACTGCTTGAAGTCGCCCTTGTAGTCACCCTTGAGGAGCCCTAGACGGCGCCCCCAGGCTTCCAGGCTGTTCTCCCGCTCCTCGGGATCGAGCAGGCGTGCAGCGACCAGCGTGTCGAACAACGTCTCGCGCCGCACCGCACCGGGGAAGAAGCGGTTGATGACCTCGTAGTCGAACTTCACTCCGTTGTGGAAAACGACGCGGTCGGCATGACGCAGCCTCTCCGCGGCTTGGGCCAGCGAGGGGTATCCCGGCTGGTCCGCGTAGATGGTGACTTCGTCGGTGTCCGCGTCGCCGATCTGGATAGTCCAGATGCGCGTGAGCGTATCGAGGAACCCATCCGTCTCACTATCGGCGATCAGGGTTGTCATGGTTCTCCTACTGGTATGCCGAACCGTGAAGCCGCCAGATACGCGGCGGCCTTGTAGAGCAGCGACGGGCTGTCCTTGAACTTGCCGAGACCTTGGTTGCAGTTGGCGCAGAGCAGCCCACGAACGCCGCCCTTGTCGTGGCAATGGTCGATGTGGAAGCGCCCCCTGCCGCCCGGTTCGGTGGCCCCACAGATGGCGCAGGCGCCGTGCTGGGCGGTTAGGAGGGCCTCGTAGTCATCCAGGGTGATCCCGTAGGTGGACTTCAGGTGCCTTGCGCGTCGCTTGCGTTGCTCAGAAGTCCCGGTTCTGCGTTTCGTCACGGAAGTCCGCAGACTCAGGTAGTGCTGCTTCGTGTAGCAGCCCCGTGGGACTATCGTATTGCAGGCCGATCAGCGTGCCGTTCGAGCCGCCCGTGAAGCGGTCCTTCAAGCACCGCAGCGTCGTCGGTGTGCCCGGCTGTTGGGTGTCGCGTTCCAGGCCGAAGATGTTGTGGCACCAGAAGGCGATGGCGCGGCTGCCACGGAAGTGCTTCACCATCACTCTCCCGCCCTCCTCGTGCGGCGTCCCATCCGGCGTGGCCAGATGCGAGACGAACATGAGGATGTGGCCGAGTGCCTGTGCGTCGCCGGCAGCCTGCGCCAGGATACCGTCAAGCGCCTTGCGCTCATCCTCCTCCACCGCGGCGAGTGCCGTCAGGTGGTCGAGGTAGATGACTTGGCATCCGAGCGACTGCACCATGTAGCGGATTTTGGACCGGATCGTCGGCCAGTCCGCGGCACCCCAGGCGTCGTAGAGGAACAGCCTCTTGGTGGCCTTCAGAGAGCCCCAGGCGGCCGTCAGCTCCTCGCGGGTCCATCCGTCGTCAGGGACGTGGAACCGGCGCCCAGCAGCCTTCCCAGCGATCCTACGACCCGTCTCCGCAACCGACTGCTCCAGGTAGATGACGCCCACCGTGAGGCCGAGTTCGAGCACGTCGTAGGCGATCTGTTGGGTGACGAAGTCGGTCTTGCCGCAACCAGTTCCGCCCCCCAGGCCGACAAGGTCTCCAGGTCGGCGTCCGTAAGTGGCTGTAGTGAGCGTAGGGAGAAACCACGAGAAGCCAGTTGGAGGATCAGCGAGAACCTTCGCCTCGATCTCGTCAAGCGAGACAATGCCATCGGGTCGATACTCCCTTGCATTCCACAGTGCGGACACCAGCTCCTTGACCTCGTCGTGCTTGAGCATCTCGTTGGCGTCCTTGCGGGGCAGCTCAGCGATGGCGCACTGGCCCGGCTTGAACAGTGGCGCGCACTCAGCCGCGGCTTTGCGACCAGCCTCGTCGTTGTCGAAGCACAGCACTATGGTCTCGAAGCTGCTCAGCCATTCCAACTCGCGCTTGATCGCTGCCTTTGCAGCGGGCGCACCATTCGGCAAAGAGACCACGGGCCACTTGATGCCCTGCGCTTGGGCTACCGACAGGCAGTCGATCTCGCCCTCGGTTACCACTACACGCCGCCCCCCAGATGGCCATAGATGCCGACCAAAGAGCGGCATGTTCTTGCCCTCGCCGATCACCGAGAACTCCTTGTTCTCGTCCCTGATCTTCTGCGAGACCAGCTTGCCGTCCGCGTTCCGAAAGTTGGCGATCTGGACTGGTTTGCCCTTCTTGTCCCGGCCCACGAGGTAGCCGAACTTCCTGCATGTCTCCTCGTCCAGTTTGCGTTTCAGGAGGGCTTGGGGCTCCCCTTTCAGGAAGCCCTTTGCCGGTTCATAGGTCTGCTGGTCCGTGTAGGTGCGAGCCCCGCACGAGAAGCAGTGCGTGTGCCCGTCGGTGTAGATCGAGTTAGCATCAGATGACCCACACGCCTCACACGGACCATGCTGGACGAACTCGTCGTTCACCCGACCTCCATGTCGTTCCAGTCGTAGCCGACGCGATCGTTGAGGAAGGCGTCGATGTCCTCGAACAGCCACTCGGCGCGCTGCTGCTCCTCGATGGAGAAGCCCATGTCTTCCATGACAGCGTCATCGAACTGGTCGAGGATGCGGCCGAGCAGATGGATGTCGGCAGAGCCGAATGTCATTCCCTTGCGCATTACTTGCCTCCGAGTTTGGCGCGAGCCTTGGCCTTGATGGTCGCTGCCTGTGCGGGTGTGGTGTTGCCGGCCTTCACGCTGCGGCCGACGAGCTGCAACGCCTTCTCGGCGTGGACCTTGTCGTTGACGGGGAAGGACCGGCCGGGGCCGGCGAAGTCCTTGGAAGGCAGCGAAGCGCGTGCCTTCGCGTTCAGTCGTGCCATCAGTGTGCTCCGAGGGAGTAGCGAGCGTAGCGTTGGCCGGTAGCATCCCGACGCAGCTCGGTGGTGATGTCGAAGCCGGCGTCCTTCAGGTCAGCGATGCGCCGCGGAAGGTGCCGGATGCGGTAGACGGCCTCGGCCTCAACGCCGGTCAGTGGGCCGTGCTGGGTCAGATGCGTCAGGACAGTCTGTGCCTGCGGTGTCACGTTGGCAGTTCTCCGATGTGCAGATACACGCCCGGTTCCTCGCCGGGCTCGGCCCACCGACGCACACTGGTCTGTGGGAGGACTTGCGCGTCGTCGCCGTAAATGCCTGCCTTGGTGGCTGCATCGAGGGGCGCCTTCGCGTAGTTGTCGCTGTCACCACGGGGGGCGAGCAGCTTGGTCTTCTTCGGCCGTTTGCAGACGGTCTCCACCACGCACGCGAGGAGGCCCGTGAAGGGCTTCTTCGGTGCCTGTGCGGCGAACTGCTTCTGGCAGTCGGCGTGGTAGATTTGATACGCCTTGGGATAGTAGGTGCCGTGCTGGCCGACACGCGGTCGGTGTTGCGGGGACGGTGTTGTCGTGGCGCGTAGAGTGAGGGTGCCGACCGACACCCCCTTCAGCCACTCCAACAAGCCCCAAGTCGGATCAGCGATCACGCAGCCAAGCGCAAATCCGCAAGGCTCCGCGGTGGTTAAGGTCGGCAGCGGCGAATATGCCAACCACCGCCACCAGCAACCCCAACAAAAACCACATCAGAAGTCAGCCTCGGCCCGCTCGAACGGCGCATCCTCAGCGTCGTCACCAGCCTCGTTGCCGAAGCCGTAGTCACGCTCGCCACCGGACACCAGCTCGATGAACTGGACGGCACGCAGGCGCAGCGACAGCCCAGCCGCCGCGGTGCCGGGGACGAAGTAGCCGGGGTCGCCATCGGCGTCCAAGCCAACCTCGAAGTTCACCTTGCCGACCGTGCCACCCCACACGTTGGGACCCTGGTTGCCGATCAGCTCCTCTTTGTTGTCGTCCTTCGTGAGGAACTTGAACTCGATTCCCTTCACGACGACCTCACCACGCTCGTTGACGATCGCCGGGCGCTTCACCCAGCTCTTGCCGGCGTTCTTGCCTTTCTCGATCGTGCCACTGGCAGCGAGGGAGAACTTGAACTCGATCTCGCCCGTGGGCTCCTCGGTGGCTTCGTCATAGACGATCGAGTAGAGCGGGTTCGCGACGGCGCTCTTGACGCCCTTCGCCTCGAACTCCTTGCGGGACTTGACGGGCAGAGCCTTGAAGGCTTGGTCCGCCTTGGCGATGGCCGCGTCATAGAGCGGCCGCAGGGTAGCGATGAAGTCCTGAACCGCGTCGTCACCCTCGGTCACCCGCAGCTTCAGGCTGAACTCGCCTTCCTTCTTGAACTTGTAGTCGGGCTCGTTGATCTTGGGGAACACGAAGGTGCCCCGAGGGGTCTTGAAGATGGGCGCCTGGGGGCGCTTGGTGGTAGCCATGTGCTATGCAGTCTCCTGGTCTGTGTCTTCGTGTAGATCGGGCCGAGGGAGGTCGAGGAGCTGGCAGAGGGTGTCGATCGGATCGACCTCCATCTCCTCACACAGGTCTTCAAACAGCCATGCAGCCGCCATCAGGGGCGCCGGCTCGCCATCGTTGCGGATCGACTCCATGAGATCGTCGTAGATGTGCAGCGCGTTCAATCGGGTCTCACGGTCATGCACCGCGTCATGCGGCAGTGGGTCAGCCACGGTAGTCCTCCATTCAGTTGAGGCTCATCGAGCCCGGTGCGTCACTTCCGAGCAGATCGGAGGCGGCTTTCAGGACGTTGGGGATGGGTGCTTGGAGCAGCTTCACGTGCGCCAGGAACAGCGACGCATAGGCCAGCATCTTGGCACCATCGGTGGACACGTCGGGCTCCTCGGCTGCCAACTTCTCGGTCAGCGGCAGCGCGGCGTCCCAGGCGCCCAGCCAGTAGTCACGCGCGGCGTCGACCAGCTCGGGCGTGACGATCAGGGCCGGCGGTTGTTCTTCAGTCACGCTGGTCGGCCGCCACCAACTCAGCCACCGCTTCGTTGAGCTTGGTCTCCAACATATCGCTCAGCGTGGCGTGGCTCATTTCGGCCATCGCCACCTTGCGCGTGATCCCGATGGTGAGGCCCTGTGGGGTCTCGACGGAGACCCGCAAGGTGTAGTTCAGTGGGTCCATTGTCACTCCTATGGTATGCTGGTTCGTGGATCAAGAGAAGAAATAGGGAGCGTCGAGAACCTGCTCGATGTCGAACGTTCCCCGCTCTGGTGGATCATCGACCTGGACGTGGGGTGCATACTCGGCGATCTCCTGCTTGATCCGCTGGAGCCAGTCCTCGCGGTAGATGGCGACGAACTGCTCGCGCAGGATCGTGCCCAGCCGGGTCGTGTTGCCGGCGTGGGTGGCGTAGCTGTCGTGGATCATGGCGAACGCAGTGATCCCCTGCCCTACCGCAGCGTCGACGGTCATCGACAGGTGGGCAGCGTCGAACGAATGGATCACGTTCGGGGCCGATCCAAGGGCCTGCTTGCGGGTGTTCAGGCCGGCCCGTTGCTCCTCTTTGAAGAACACGACGCGGGCGACGAGGGTTCGCCACTCCTCTCGGGTGATGACGTGGTAGGCTTGGCGGACCTTGGAGCCGCTGGGAGTTGTCCAATCAAATGCAAGTCCTGCGCGGGACAACCGATCAGCAGTGGTCTGGAGCCATGCCATGACAGCACGCGCGCTGTGGACGGTATTGCTAAGGGCCTGCACGATGCGGTCCTTGAGGTAGTCCGCCGCTGCGCCCTTGCCAAAGTCGCCAGTGTCATCTGGCACATGCCCGTCAAGGATGAGTTGGTCTCGGATGCCACGGTCAGTCACTCCGTAGGGCGTGGTCATCACGGCCCGCTTGACCACCTTGCGGGTGACGTTGCCGTGCCACACACGGGCCTCGTCAATGCCATCCAGCACGTCCTGCTCGACCTGGAGCCGCACGCGCTTGGCGACCTCCTCGTAGATGTCCTGCTTGTGCTCGGCCGGCGTCAGGTTAGTTGCCAAAGCCCCGACCGGGTCCAGACCCATAGCCGCCAAATGCTGTAGTCCGTTGCAGCTCCCGTCCATCGGTATCGGTAGGTGGCTCACAAAGTCCTCGGGGGTAGACATAGATGTTGCTGAAGCCAGCTCGACGCAGGTTGCGAGCAAGCTCCACGGCTCGTCCGCTTCCACCCACCACGAGGATGTCAGGGGCGTAGCTACTGCCGTCTTGATCTCGCCAATGTGGTCGAGGGTCCATGCAACTCGTGCCTCCAATGGTAACTGGTCAATCTTGTCCTTGCGGCTCTTGTCTACGCTGCTCCCGTCGCCCCAGCAGTTGGCCGCGCGAACGCACAGCCAGAACAGCCCATCGGGGCCTAGAGGGAGCCCGTCAGCGAACATGATC